ATCCTAGCACCTAGCGGTGTTATTGTTACGTTGCTAGAAAAAACTAGGAAAGAAAATAATCGTGACCACAACAGTAACAGGGAGTTGTTGGAACAGATAGATGTCAAAGTAGATGGCATCGACAGTAGGCTAGATCATCATATTGAGTGGCATCTAGATAAGGAGACAAAATGAATTATCGTGAAGCGTTTAACAAGGCGGTAGCAACGTTTGTGGCTGGTGCTACTGCGGCACCGATTACTGCGGCTGTGGCGGATATCTCGTTTTTTAAGGCGGCTGGTATTGCTGGTTTGGTTGCTGTGTGGAACTGGCTGGGTCGTGTTGCTCAGGTGTGGGTGAAGTCCTGATATGGCTCGCCCATCTAATAGTGACTTGCTTGCGAAGTATCGTAAGAAGATGACAACTTCCCGTCGTTGGCGACGGGAGGAACATTACGATGATACTTGGAAACGTTTGATTGACTTGTATCGTGGACGGCACTACGAGTATTTCACGGACGAAGATCGTGTGCTTGTGAACCTTGCGTTCTCAACAATCAACGTTATTGCACCATCCATTGCAGTGAACTACCCCAAGGTTACAGTTAATGCTGTGAACCCTGAGAACGCCGCTAACGCTGTGATTGCTGAAGCGGTCGTTAACTATTGGTGGCGGCACCGTGACTTTAAGGAACAGTTCCGTCGTGCAGTGAAAGATTTTTTGATTGTTGGTCATGGCTGGTTGAAGGTTGGTTACCGTTACGTTGAAGAGGAACGGGTCGGAGAACATGAAGATGTTTCCGACCCTGACGTGGAAGATAACGTAGCGTCCACAACTTTGGTGGTGTTGCAGGATGAACCGTTTGTTGAGCGTGTTTCACCTATGGATATGTTTATTGATCCTGATGCTACATCTATGCGTGATGCCAAGTGGATTGCTCACCGTGTTCGTCGCACGGTGAACGATGTTAAAACAGATAAGCGTTATGCACCGAAGGTGCGTATCAACGTGTCTGCCGCAAGTTACGCTAAGTATACTGATGATCCGTCGTCACGCAAAATCCATGACAAGGATGAAGGTTATGTTGATGTCTACGAGTTTTATGATCTGAAGAACAACACGGTTAGCGTGTTCTGCGATTCGGGTGATGGCTTCCTGATTAAACCCAAGAAGCAACCGTACTCGTTTGGTCATCCGTTTGTCATGCTACGCAACTATGATGTGCCAGACCAGTTTTACCCCATTGGTGAGTTGGAGGCTATTGAGCCTCTACAGCGAGAGTTGAACGAAACTCGTACCCAGATGATGAATCACCGTAAACGGTACGCACGTAAGTATCTGTACCGTGAAACAAACTTTGATTCTAATGGTCGGTCTGCGTTGGAATCTGATGATGACAACGTGATGGTTCCCGTGCAAGGTGACAATCCTCTCGGTGATGTGGTCGCTCCATTCCCTGCGTTGATTAACCCTCCAGAGTTCTACAATCAGTCGTCGCTGATTCGTCAAGATATCGAACTTGTTTCTGGTGTAACAGAGTTTATGCGTGGCGGCGTATCAGAGATTCGCCGCACCGCAACTGAAGCCGCACTCATTCAGGATGCACAGAACGCACGCACAGCAGACAAACTTGCTGTCATTGAGAAATCTGTTGCAGAGGTTGGTCGCCGTATCCTGATGTTGGCACAACAGTATATGGGTGGCGAACAGGTTGCACGCGTTATGGCTAAGGATGGGGAACCGATGTGGGTCACGTTTGATCGTGACTATTTGGCAGGCGACTTCGATTTCGAGGTGGCGGCTGGATCAACTCAGCCGTCTAACGAAGCGTTCCGTCGCCAGTCCGCCATGCAAATGGTTGATGCCATGGCACCGTTTGTTTCTGCTGGTGTAGTGGATGTCAGCAAACTTGGCGCATATGTTCTTCAGTATGGTTTTGGGGTTAAGAATCCTGAGATGTTTATGACTCAGCCTCCACAGGCCGAGATGCAACCTCAGGGTCAGCAACCTCCGATGCCGCCGATCCCTATGGATCAGGCGGCTGGCATGATGGCTCAACCACAGGTGGCTCCCGCAGGGGATATCCCTCCTGAGTTGATGGCTATGTTGGCGGCGGGCATCCCACCGTCACCAGCATTATAATTAGAACGGGAACCTATATAGTATGAGCAACCTTTTTGGACTCTAGATTGGAGACATTCGTGTCTGAAGAAAATATTAATGTTGATGTTGAAAGTCCAGCAGTGGACACCGAAGCACCAGCAGTGGCGGAAGATACTACATCTTACGAGTATGTAGACCCTAGTGCTTTCGACGGAAAGTATGTGAAGGTTAAGGTAGATGGGACAGATATTGATGTTCCGTTTGACGAAGCCATTCAAGGGTATCAGCGTCAGGCTGATTATACACGTAAGACGCAGGAACTTGCGACACAAAGAGAGCAGTTGGGCTACGCCCAAACTTTACAACAAGCGTTAGAAACTAATCCACAGGAAACCATTGACCTGTTGACACGCCATTATGGTGTGGCTACAGCAAATCAGATGGTTGCCGATGCACAGAACGAACCGCAGGTTCCAGAGTTCGATGATCCTTTG